CTTGTAATTTGACATTTTTTTAAAATGTTATAATGGCATAAAAATTAATGGAGTGCTAAGTGTTTGGAATAAATCTATTTTCAAGAGTAAAACCAATCATCAATACTGTTTACAGCACAGTGGCAAGTGTATTCGTAGCAACTAATAGCACTTCACAAGAAGTAACTCCAGATAGTGCTATGAAATTTACTACAATCTACTCATGTGTGAAAGTTTTGAGCGAGAGTGTAGCTACTTTACCTTTATACCTATACCAAGAAACAAAAAACAAGCGTAACAAGCAAACCAACAAGCTCACAAGGCTTTTAGATAACCCAAATAGGTTTATGTCGTCATTTGACTTCAAAAGCATGGTTATTGTGGACTTGTGTTTGCGTGGAAACTCATATTGGCAGATTGTACGCAATAAAGGGCTTGAAGTAACTGGTATTTATCCTCTATTGGCTGACCAGATGATGATTAAGGTAACAGAGGGCGGTAAAGTTGAATATCACTACGCATCAACTACACAAGGATTAGTAGTCCTAGCTGATGAGGAAGTGTTACACTTTAAAATGCTTTCAATGGATGGGATAGTTGGTATATCTCCAATAGCCTACAACAAGTTAGCAATCAGCTTGGGTGTATCACAGCTTGAATACAGCGATAAGTTCTATCAGAATGGCTCTAATAGTGCAGTAGTTCTTTCACATCCAGCAACATTAGACGATGAGGCATACAATCGCTTAAAGAGTAGCTTCACAAAGCAATACGTTGGTGTTAAGAACAGTCATAAGCCAATTCTTTTAGAAGATGGCTTGAAGATGGAACGATTGTCTATCACTAACGCAGAAGCACAGTACATTGAGAGCAGAACATTTACCAAGAACGATATTGCATCAATCTTTAGAGTTCCTCCACACATGATTAACGAAATGTCGAGGGCTACATTTAGTAATATTGAACACCAATCGCTAGAGTTCGTCAAATACACGCTTATGCCTTACATGGTGATGATTGAAACTGAATTAAACAACAAGCTAACATCAAGCGATAAGCAATATTTCAAGTTCTACACAAACTATCTTGTTCGTGGTGACATTAAAACGAGATACGAGGCGTATCAGATAGCTATTCAGAATGGTTTTCTTAACAGAAATGAGGTTAGAGCATTAGAGGACTTGGATTACGCAGAAGGCTTAGACGAGTTTATTGTTCCTTTAAATATGCAAAATGTTACCAAAACTGGTCAAGAAAACAATGGAGATTTAACTACACAAGGAAACAGCAATGCCGAAAATAACGCTTGAAGATTTAAAGAAAGGCACTAGCGAACAGCGTAGAGTGTTTGAAAACTCTGTACGCATGGATACAGAGGTAGATAGTGCTATCAATGAGGCAGACAACACCATTTGGTTTATTGCTGTGTCAGATGATAACGCTGGAATTAGAGAAACATGGAGTGGAGTTCGATATATCGAGCAAATTGATGTAGATAGCATAAATACCGATAGATTTAGAGTGTTTGCCAAAGACCACAATCCAAATACTGATACAGTGATTGGTAGAGTGGTACAAACAGTCAAAGAAGATGGCAAACTTAAAGTTCAAATCAAATTTAGCTTTACAGATGGTGCAAGAGAAGTATTCCAAAAGTATAAGGAAGGAATTTTAACCGATGTAAGTATTGGATACAGATATGACCTAGAAAAAGCAACAATCATAGACGATGAAGTACCAGTAGTTATTCTAAGAGAAGTTGAGATTTTTGAGTTAAGTTCTGTATGGATGGGCTTTGATGGTGGAGCTAAAATTGGTAGAGAAATTGAAACAAAGGAAAAACATGAAGAAAACCACGAAAACGGAGGTGTAGATGATGTGCAAAGTGCATTAGAAGCCTCCAGACATATTGGATTATCAGCTAAGGTGGTCGCAGACCGAATTAAAATACTCACAAGGAGAAAATAAATGACATTACAAGAATTATTGGCTAAAAGAGCGTCAAACGTAAAGGCTATGAGAGAGCTTAATGATAAAGTTCTTTCCGAAAATCGTGCTTACACAGCAGAAGAAACAGCTATGCAAGAGCGAATGGATGCAGAGTATGCTGACTTGGATACCAAGATTGCTACTGCTACAAAACTTGCAGAGCGTGAAGCTGACCTTGCTAAAAACTTGCGTGAGCCTTTGGCTGACAAGCGTGAGGAAGATGTATCTAAAGCAAATGAGAAAATTGAAGCTAACTATCGTGAAGTTTTCCCAAAATTGCTTTCAAGAGGTATTCATAACCTTTCAAGTGGTGAAATGGGTGTTGTCAATGCGTATCGTGCGTACTTGAACGTAACAACTCCAGCAGAAGGTGGATACCTAGTACCAGTTTCTTACCAAACAACTGTATTAGAGAAAATGCGTGATGCAAACGTAATGCGTCAGCTTGGTACTGTTATTCGTACACAATCAACAGAGAAAATCCCTCTTGAAGGTAGCGATGCGTCATTTACATGGTTAGATGAGGGCGGTGCTTACGGAGATAGTATTCCTAACTTTGGGCAAATGCAAATTGACGCATACAAGGCTGGTGGTATCATCAAGCTATCAGAAGAAATCCTTGCAGATGCGTTCATTAACATTGAAGAATACGTCACCAAGAAAATCGTTACTGGTATGACTGAACTTCAAGAAACAGCGTTTATGACTGGTGATGGCACCAAGAAACCAACTGGTATCGTAACTGGTTCTGCTCTTGGTAAAACAACTGCTGTGGCTGGTGCTGTAACTGTGGACGAAATCCTTGACCTTATCTATGCGGTTAAAGAGGGTTACGCTGTCAGAGGTGCGTTGCTTATGAATAGAAGCACAGAGCTTGTTATCCGTAAGTTGAAAGACTCTAATGGTCAGTACCTATGGCAACCAGCTATCACACAAGGCACTCCAAACACATTTGATGGCAAAGCTGTCAGAACTTCTGCTTATATGCCAACTCTTGCAAGTGGTAATAAGTTTATGTTGTTTGGTGACTTCTCATACTACACAATCGCTGACAGAGGCACAATGGCTCTACAAAGATTGAATGAGCTTTACGCTGGAAATGGTCAAATCGGTTGGAGAGTGAACGCAAGAGTTGATGGTAAGCTTACAATGAGCGAAGCTGTTAAGCACTTGATTTCTAAGGTATAACAATGGCTAAAGAAAAAAGCGATAAGGTCAAGATTAAATTCTTGACCTCCATTGGTGGCGAAGTAAGCTATCAATGCGGTGAAGTAGTCGAGCTAGACGCTGATATGGCTAACGACCTCATTAACGCTGGATTGGCTGAAAAAGTATGACAACAGAAGCCCTCTATTACAACACAATAAACGCTGGTTTAGCTACGTTGCTTAGTGGGCGAGTTTATCCGATTAAATTGCCACAAAACACAGCATTTCCAGCACTCTTATACAGTGTTGGAAGTGCTGAAACAGATGGTTATATGCAATTAGGCGATACACCTCCTTTTCTTTATCAGTTCGACAATGTTTTCTACGCTACAAGCTATGCAAAGATTATCGAGATAACTGACAAGCTACGAGAAGTGTGTTCAGCTATGAATTGGAATGTAACGAGTTTTGCAGATGGCAACTACGATGAGGATTTAAAAACATTTTCACGAGCTGTAACTATTACAGTCGTATATTAAGGAGAAAAATATGGCAAGCACAGCGATACAAACGCAAGGAACTCAATTTTACATCTCTGATGGTGAAAGCACACCAGCATGGGTAAAAATTGGTAACGTAAAGTCTGTTTCTGGCATTGATGGAGGAACAAGTAATGATATTGACATTACAAACCTAGACTCAACTGCTAAGGAATATGCACAAGGTTTGAAAGACTCTGGTGAGCTTTCATTGACAATGGATTGGAATGGTGAAGATGCAGGACAAATCGAGTGCCAACAATCTTTCGATGGCTCTTTGATTAGAAAATTCTACATCAAAATTCCTCTTGGTGGCACAGATTACTCTTACGCATCATTTACTGGAACTGTAAAAGGTTTTTCAAAAGATGGTGGTGTTGATGCAGTTTGGACTTCAAGCGTATCAATTCGTATCTCTGGCTCTATCACTTGGGGAACTGTTGTACCAACAGCGTAACTTAACAGCCTTCTCATTGGAGAGGGCGATTAAGCTACAAGGAGATTAAATGCTCAAACGATTAACAACACCTACTGATATGGCAATAACTCTTGAAGAAGCTAGGCTTTTTCTAAGGGTTGAATACACAGATGATGACGAGCTTATTACATCAATGGTAAAAGGCGCAACAGTAGTAGCACAAGCCTTTATCAATCAACAAATCACAGAATGTCAGTATGCTTTAGCGTTAAGCTCATTTCAAAAAGAAGTAAGCCTACTATCACCAGTAAAAACGATTGATAGCGTTAAATATTACGACACTACGAACACTTTGCAGACTATTGATGGCTCAAACTATTATCTTATGGATTTTGGGCTACCAAATAAGCTTATTTTTAATGATGGATTTTCTATTGACACATACAATAGACCAGATGCTATTCAAATCACATTCACAAGCGGAATGACAACAGTACCAAGCGACATTATTCAATGGGTACGAATTAGAATTGCATCAATGTATCAGTTTAGAGAGCAATTTGTTGTAGACCAAAGACAAGTAAGCCAAATTGATGATAAGTACCTAAATTCATTTCTTTATAACCATAAGGTATTTTAATGATAGTTAGATTTTTAGTTGATACCTATAAAATAACAAATGGCATTGTAAATGTAAGAAATATGTTTGGAGAAGAAGTATGAGAATAGGACGTATGAACAATCGTATTACAATTCAGCAAGAAATAGTAACAAAAGACGACTACGGACAAGAGATTAAAACATGGCAAGATTGGAAAACAGTCTTTGCAGATATTAAGAACTACAATGGCAACGAAAGCTACATGGCTAACCAAGAGGTTGTAATCTCTCGTACTGAAATGTACATACGTTATATTCCAGCAGTTTCAGTTAAGATGCGTATAAAGTACGATGAAACATGGAAGGGAACACTCATAGAAACTAAGTTCTTCAAGATTGAAAGTTTGAACAACATCAATAATGAAAATACAGAGATTAAAATTCTTTGTACAAAAATTGAGCAATGATTTCAGTCACACTCACAAAGCAAGTTGATGCTCTAAATAAAGAGCTTCAACAATTCGCAAACAACATTCAGAACAATATTCATATCGGTGCTTTGCGTGTTGCTTCTAATGTGATTAAAGATGAAATACACGCTATTGACATGAGTACGTCAGGAGATAAAGGAACATACAAAAAAAGCCTTAAAAAATCTGATATAAAAATTAAAAAAAGAAGAAGAACAAAACTTGGGTGGGAACGATTTAAGGTTATGATTAGACACTTGGAAAATGAGCCACAAAAAGAAGGCTCTTGGCACTATAACATTATTACAAATTCAAGTGGAAAAGAAAGGTTTGCTGATGGAAACAAAGGAAAGACAGTAAAAAGAATTAGAAAGTTTACGGATGATGATGATATAGTTGGAACAGTATCAAAAAAACTTGGAGCAAGAAGCAGAGGTAAATTGAAGCCAGATATGTTTGTTCAGAGGGCTACCAAATCAGCAACTCAACAAGCATTAAAAGGATACATTTTTTATATGAGAGAACGAATTATTAGAGGCGGTAAAATTATTTCAGCAAAAACAGTAAATAATGCTAAAAAACAAGGATTTTAGGATATAATTCTGTATCCAAAATTTTTAAAGGGAGTATATCAATGATTTTTACGCAAAAATTCGAGAAGTACGGACAGACATTTTATGTAAAAATGATTTCTCAAAAAGAAGTCGAGGGATTAGTGGAAATGAAAGATGAAGATATGTATAGCTTTCTTCAATCAATTATATTGGATGAAAAGCAAAAGCCTATCTTTAAGAGCATTGATGATGTAAAAGGCTCACTACCTCCTTCGGTAATGACCGAAATCATCAATATGTCTGCTGGTGTTGAAAAAAAAAGCATATAAAAGACAAAGGTGAGTTCAACATTGTAGCGTTGGCTCACCAACTTCACTATCCATTCATATTTGAACTCAAAGAAAAACTAACATACAAAGAGTTTCAGATATGGTTTGACTACTTCAATATTTCAAATTCAGACAATGTATCAGAAGCACTAGATGAATATTTCTACGATGGTGTCGATGATTTAGGCAAACAAGCACTCAAAGCACTTCGTAATCTTCAAGGCAAAAAATAGTATATAATTTAGCAAAAATTTAGGAGTTTTACATGGCAGAAATAGCATCATTGGTCGTAAATGTTGCTGGTAATATCACTGGTGCTGTAAACTCGTTTAAGTCACTTGAACAAACTTCACGCTCAACAGCAAAAAAGATTGAGAGTAACTTTTCTTCACTAAAAAACATTGGTGTTGGATTATTTAGTAGTGCAATTCTTAAAAACATTGTAGATACTGGTATCCAATTCCAAAGCATAAGGCAATCACTTCAAGCTGTAACTGGCTCTGCCGAAGGCATGAACGATGCTATGAAGTTCATTGACCAAACAGCACAAAGAACTGGTGTTAATATTGTAAACGCATCAAAAGATTTTAGATTGCTTTTAGGCTCTGCACAAGGTGCTGGATACGCTATGCAAGACATCAAAAACACATTTAGTGGTGTTGCAGACGCTTCTTTGGTGCTTGGAATGAGAGCAGACGATGTTACTGGTGTTATGAGAGCTTTTGGTCAAATCATGTCAAAGGGTACAGTACAAGCAGAGGAACTTAAAGGGCAAATAGGTGATAGATTGCCGGGTGCTTTAGGCTTGGCTTCAAAGGCTATGGGAGTAACAAACGCACAGCTTTTGAAGATGATGGAAACTGGCACGTTAATGTCAAAAGACTTTCTACCTAAGTTTTCAGAACAACTCAAAAAAACGTATGGCGACTTAGTTCCATTATTTCAAGGAACAGCACTAAAAGCATTTAATGACTTTGACAATGCTATGCTAAAACTAAAAGACAGTATTGCAACAAGTGGATTGCTTGACTTAGTAACTAAAATAATGAACAACTTAACATCGGCAATAAATAGTGTTGATGGAGATGGATTATCTGTTCTTAAACAAGCGTTTTCTTCCGTATCTATGGTTGTTGATTTATTCATTAAGGCAATAAAGCAACTCAAAGAAATAATGGACTCTCTTGGCATAACTGTTTCAGATTTAGTAATGGCATTTTTAAGCTACAAATCAGCAATATTAGCAATAACAGCATATAAGGTAGCGTACAATGCTGTTACTGCCACAGCAACAGCAGAAACAATAAAAGAAGCAACTGCCGAGTCTGCAAGTGTTGTAGCTAAAAGAGCTAGTGGTGTGGCTACAACTCAACTTACAAATGCCATAAATTCATTAAACTACACACTAATGCTATTGAGCCAAAACACAAGAGTTGCAACTGCTGGACTTATTGGGTATAACGCAAGTGCTGAAAAAGCAAAGACCGCAACAAATGCAACTAATACAGCAATAGCAACTACTGCGATAGCTTCAACTATTGCATCAAGAACTCTTGGTGTGCTTGGAACAGTGGCTTCAAGGATTTTTTTTCCAGTAGCGCTTGCTTGGAGCTTTTACGAGGTAATTAAATCACTTGCTGACCAATCAGGTCTAACAGCAAAAGCATTTGAAGATATGGTTTCCACAATGGGAGTATTGGAGCTTAACAATCAAATAGGAAAATCTAAAGAAAAAATTGAAGAACTACAAGGAAAATTAAAAGAGCTAAAGAAAGAAAAAATAACTGGTTTTTGGGATATATCAAAAAGACAGGGAATATCAGACCAAATTGTAGAAGAACTTAGCAAATTAGAAAAATTTGAAAAAAGAAGAAAAGAGTTAGCAAAAGGTCAGTCTGCCGAAATTGAACAACAGAGATTACAAAAAGAACAGAACATAGCACTAAAACAACAAGACGTTTTAGACAAGGTTAATGCCGAAAGACTAAAATCTCTTGGAGAAAATAGAAGGAAACTTGAAACTGAAAAACTTGCAACTCAAAGATTGCTTCAAGATATTTATGAGTCAAGCCTAGATGAGAGCGGAAACGTACAGATAGACTATTCCAAAAAGAAGCAAATAGAAGGAAAAGATATTTGGTCTGACAGCAAGATTTCAGAGGCACTTGGCTATCGAAAACAAATAGAAGCCAAAGTGAACGAAGAAATAATGAAAGAAGCACTAGCTGACGTTTCTAAATTTCAAAAAGAACTTCAATCAATTTACGATATGAAAGAAGGATTAAAGGGCGGTACAGAGTTTTCTAAAGAATGGGGTAACTTTTTATCTAAGTTCTCAAAAGAAAGAATTGCAGAGATAACTGGTAGTGGAGAAATAAATAAGCTAAAAGAAGAATTTCAAGAATTATTTAATGCAAAAAAAGTAAAAGAATTTAGCGATGAATTAGATAACCTAAAGGTAGAAGATTTCACACGCAACCTTTCAGAGGCAGACAAGTACGCTTACAGTTTAAATGCTACGTTTGAAAAACTTGGCACTACTGGAAATGAAGCTCTTGAAAAGAAAAATGAACTCATTAAACAATTTAATGAAAATCAAAAAAACATACAAAAAGACAACTATCTTGCAAACTATGGAACAGTAGAAGAAAGAACTGCACAGCGAAGATTAGAGCTAGAAAGACAATTTGGAAAATTAAAAGAGTCAGAGCCAGAGTTATTTAAAAAAATACAAGCAGAAAGTGAAAAGCAAATAGCATTAGATGAAACGCTTTATAAAGAAAAACTCAAAGGTGTAAATACTTGGGGTGAAGCATATCAAGCATGGCTAGATAAAACAAAAGCATCTCAACAATCATGGGGAGAGCAAGTTGTAAGCGTGTTTGACACAATGAGTAACGCTATGACAAGTGCTATGACGGATTTTCTTGATATTACGAGTGATGGCTTTGCAGACTTTGGCAAGATGGCTACAAGCATACTTCAAGAGGTTTACAAAGAGATACTAAAAGTTATGGTTGTTAAGCCATTAGTATCATCAATCATGGGTGGAGTTGGCTCATTTTTACCTACGGCATGGAATGGTGGAATTGCAAATGGTAGCGGATTTCAGCGTTTTGCAAGTGGTTATATTGCTGGTGGAGGTTATAGTTCGGTAGATAGCCTTTCTAATGACAAAATCCCAGCTTTGATTAGCAAGGGTGAAGCTGTCATTCCAGCTTCGTCAGTAAACGCAAATAGAGGGCTTATATCAGCACTTATTTCAGGTCGTGGGCGAAAGTTTGCCAATGGTTATATTGATGGTGGTAGCGGTGGAGGAAACGTAAAAGTTGAAATCATAAATGAAAGTGGTGAAAAAATGCAAATTACAAAATCAACTCAAACAACGGATATGGAAGGCATGGTAATTCAAGCTTGGATAAGCGGTATATCTAAAAATAGATATGGTTCGAGAGATATGCTCTCACAAGGAGTAAGATAATGGCAGTTTTTCCATCAACACCAATACCTAGATATGGAAGCAATAGGGGTAAAAAACTTAATTCTATTAGAACTGAAAGTGAAGCTGGATACGGTCAGACGAGAAGGCAATTTACAAAACATAGAGTAATGTATGAGCTTAGTTATGACAATATCACAAATGCAGAATATAACATTTTAGAAGCATTTTTTCTAGCAAATCAAGGAACAATTTTCACCTTTACTCACCCAAAGGAAGCAAGTGCGGTTGATGTTATGTTTGCACAAGATGAAATAACAGCAAATGATACTGATATTGGCAGATGTACGACTAAAATATCGTTGATAGGGGTATAGATGTCATTCACTATTCAGACTTTAAAAGATTTAAACGATTTAGGCGGTGATAGTGTTTTATTGGTAGCTTTAAAAATTACCATTCCATCAACTCCTATTATTTACTTAGTGAGAAATGGTGAAGCGGTTACATTCCAAGGTAACGAATATCAACCATTCGAGTTTTCAATTGGAGAGATAACAAGTGGTAAAGGTGAAACTCCTCAATTACAATTACAAATTGACAACACATCAAGGGCGATAGAACGCTACTTAATTGAGTACGACACTTATTTAAAACTAAATGGAATTGACGGCAATGGTATATCGTGCGAACTTTACATTCTTAATACTAATGACTTAAGTCAAAGTGTATTAACAGAATATTTTGAATTGGTGGACTTCAAAGCTAATAATAAAATGGCTACTTTTACCCTTGGTACAACTTCACTATTCAATAAACAATATCCACCTAGAAAAATGTATGCTAACTTTTGCAATTTTAAGTTTAAAGATAGTAGATGCGGATATGTTGGTGCTATAACTACGTGTAACAAAACATTGAGCGATTGTAGGGCGAGAAACAATAGTGTTCGCTACGGAGGATTTATTGGTTTAGGCGGCGGTGTTAGAATATGATTAACGATTATATCGGTACTCCATTTGAGAAACTAGACTGCTATGCTTTAGTAAGAGAAATATATAAAACAGAACACGGAATTAACCTACTTGACCCATCTTTAAAATATGATGATAATGTAAGAATTTATCACCGTTTTTCTTATGAGGTATCAAAGAACTGGCAACGATGTCACGCTAAAAAAGGGGCAGTCGTAGCAATTCGGTATAATATGGAACATCCAAGATTTGTTACCCATTTTGGTTATTGTATTAATGAATTTAGTTTTATACATACTACAAAAGAAACGGGCGCAATCGTTGAAAAATTATCAAACATTCAAAACTTAATAGAGGGTTTTTATGAGTACACAAACTAGCATTATCACACAACATAACATTTTAAACCCTCACGATAGAATGGTACTTCCAACGTACGCCACTCATTCAAGTCAAATTTTGAATGACTTACTTATAGCAGATGGTTTTGAAGTTACTCTTTATAAAAATAGTGAGTTACAATTAGAGCCTTTTGATATTAAACACGGCGATATTATCAATGTAGTATTTATGCCTATGGGTGGTGGAGGTAAAGGTAAGAGCATCATTTCTTTGGTGGCTATGATTGGTTTGGCAGTTTTTGCACCTCAATTAGGGTATCAATTAGGTACTATGGTTATGGGTGGTGCACCTCTCACTGCTTTTACTGCTAGTGTTTTTACTGCTGGTGTTATGGTAGCAGGGGCATTGGTTATAAAT